ACCGTTTTCAGCGGCTGGCCGTCACGCACCCCAAGCTGCACGACTACGTGATCAACCAGCTTGGCCTGCGGGAACTGCTGGACTTCGTGGGCGTGGACTATGGGGGTGGCGGGCCATGAGCTTCGGTAAGATGCGGGAGCCGGTCACCCTCATCCGCGTCCATCATGAGAAGGACACGGACGGCTTCGCCCAGCCCCGCGATGAAGTCCTGGCCCGCGTCCGGGCCTACCATGAGCAGCGGCACGGCAATGTCAAGTGGGCCAACCGGGCGGCCTTCAGCGAGGCAACCGCCCTGTTCCGCTTCCGGGTGATCCCCGGCATCGCTGTGGAGCCTTTATATATAATAGAAAGCACAGTGGGCCGCTTCGAGGTGCTGTCGGTGGAGGTGCTAAATCGGATGTATTGCGAGGCGCTTGTAAAGGAGGTTGTTGCTCTTGGCAACATGTAAATTTGATATGCCCACCGAGTTCCTGGACGCGATCTCGAAGCTGGAGGCGCAGACCGACACCATCGTGCCCAAGGTCCTCGAAGCGGGCGGCAATGTTGTGCTGCGCACGGTGCGGGAATATCTGCGCGCCGTGATCGGGCGGGTGAAGCATCTGCCGTCGCGGTCCACCGGGGAATTGGTGGATGCGCTGGGGCTGTCCCCCGCGCTGCTGGACCGCAACGGGGATTTCAATGTGAAGATTGGCTTCAAGGAGCCAAGAAAGAACGGCGGCTCAAACGCGAAGTTGGCGAACATCCTCGAATACGGCAAGCACGGCCAAAAGCCGCGCCCGTTCCTCAAGCCCGCCAGGGCCGCCAGCCGTGGGCCGGCCACGGACGCCATGGTCGCCAAGCTGGAGGAGGAGATCGGGAAATTATGAGTATTCTGGCTGAACTGGACGCTCTCGTCACGGGGCTGGGCCTGCCGGTGGAAACGGGCGTTTTTTCGGGCAAGGCCCCGGAGGAGTATATTGTTGTTACTCCGCTCACGGACACCTTCCCCCTGCACTGCGACAACCGGCCCGAATACGAAACCCAGGAGGTCCGGCTGTCGCTGTTCTGCCGGGGGAACTACCTCGCCCGGAAAAAGCAGATCGTGAAAGCCTTGATACAGGCGGGCTTCACGATCACCGACCGCCATTACGCCGGCCGGGAGGACGATACCGGCTATCACAATTACGCCATTGACGTGGCGCAGACCTACAGAATGGAGGATTAGAACATGGCCACTATCGGCATGGATTCCCTTTATTACGCGAAGATCACCGAGGGCACGGGCGGTGACGAGAGCTACGGCACCCCGAAGATTCTGGCGAAGGCGATCAAGGCCGACCTTACCATCGAACTGGCCGAGGCCGGATTGTACGCCGACGATGCCCTGGCCCACGCCATTAAGCTGTTCAAGAGCGGCAAGCTGTCGCTGGGTGTGGAGGACATCGGCGTGGAGGTCGCCAGCGACCTGACCGGCGCGACTGTCGACGACAACGGCGTGTTGATCGCCGCCGGGGAGGATGACGGCTGCCTTGTGGCGGTGGGCTTCCGGGCGCTCAAGCCGGATAATCGCTACAGATTTTTCTGGCTCTATCGCGTGAAATTCGCTGTGCCGTCCACCAATCTCCAGACCAAGGGGGATAGCATCCAGTTCCAAACCCCCACGGTGGAGGGCACGATCATGCGCCGCAACAAGGTCGACGGCAAGGGCAAGCATCCGTGGAAGGCCGAGGTTACCGAGGGAGACCCCGGCGTCGCGGCCATCATTGCGGCGTGGTTTACCCAAGTCTACGAGCCGAGCTATTCAGCATAGAAAGGGGTATCAAAATGGACGAACGCAGTGCAGTCATTAAAATCGGAGGACAGGATTATGAGCTTCTGCTCTCGACCCGCGCGACCAAGGTCATAGCGAAGCGCTATGGCGGACTGGAGCAGCTTGGCGACAAGCTCCTGAAGGCCGAGAACTTCGAACTCGCCCTCGACGAGTTCATTTTCATCATCACGCTGCTGGCCAACCAGCCCATCGCCATCTACAACCTGTGGCACCAGGAAAACCCGAAGCCCTATCTCACCGAGGAAATGGTGGAGCTTTTGACCACGCCCCTCGATCTGGCCTCGTATAAGAACGCCATCACCGAGGCCATGATGCGCGGCACGGCCAGAAACGTGGTCAGCGCGGACGATGGCGACACAAAAAACGCGGTGGCCTCGTGACGGACAGCGAAACCTTCACGAGGCTGTACTACTTTGGAACGGTTCAAATGGGCATGAGCGACGAAAAATTCTGGCTCATGCCCATCGGGTTATTTTTGGATTTGTGGGCCTGCCATAAGCAATTCCTCGGGCTGGAGAAGCCGACGCGGGAGCAGACGATTGATGATATTATCCCTACATAGCCAAATCTCTTGCTGTTACTTGTGGATTATCCCTTTTTCGTTTCATTACCTCAGAAATCCGTGCTAGAACCTCTATATTTTCTGATGGAACACTTCCATCCTTGTAGAACCAATAATTGGAACCAGAGCCAACCCCTAGAGGCTTTCCATTTTCGTCTAAAATAGGATTCCCCCAAGGATCAATTTGCTCATAATCCCTATTGTACAAAACTTCACTTCCGTCAGACAAAACACAAACGCCATAGGGAAGTTTTTTCCTGAAAATGCTTTCTCGCTCGCTAACAGAGCGCGGCAATTCCAACCCCGTTATTTCTTCTGCCCTCTTTTGGGTGATCTCCATATGCTGGCTCTCCTCGTTTCTTTAAGGTTCTTCAATTATACACTATCGGCTTCCACATTTCAACCCCTTGCGGCAAAAAAGGAGGTGATCGCGCTTGGCTGATAAATTCGGGCTACGCCTGGGGATTGAAGGTGAAAAAGCGTTTAAGGACGCGCTACGCGACATCAACCAGTCCTTCAAGGTTCTCGGCTCCGAGATGCAGCTTGTCACGGCCCAGTTCGACAAGAACGATAAATCCATACAGGCGGTCACGGCCCGAAACGCGGCGCTCAACCGGGAGGTTGAGCAGCAAAAAGAAAAAGTAGCGACCCTCAAGGCAGCGTTGGAAAACGCTGCTTCTTCTTTTGGAGAAAACGACCGCAGGACGCAGAATTGGCAGATCGCCCTGAACAAGGCCCAGGCCGAGCTCATCGGCATGGAACGGGAAATGAAGGCCAACAACGACCTCCTCGGCAAGCTATCCAAGGAGGAGGAAGCGGCGGGCAAAGCCTCCGGCGACATGGGCGACGGCACGAAACGCGCCCACGCCAGCTTCGCGGAGCTCGGCGGGCTGCTCAAGGGCAACGTCACGCAGTCGGTCGCTTCCGTGAAGGACGGCATCGTGGACACCGCCCACCACGTCGTGGACGGCGCAAAAAACATGGGTTCTTCCATCGTGGAGTTCGCCAAAGACACACTCAGCGGCGAAAACAACGTCAAGGCCCTAGGCGACGCGCTGCGCGAAAAGCTGGAGGCCCGGCTGCACGGCACCGCCGAGGAGGCCGAGGACGCGTCGGATTCCATGGAGGACTTGGGCGAGAGTGTGGACGACGCCGCCAAGGAAAGCGAGAAGGCGGGCAGCCGCTTCGAGAATCTTGGCGACACCCTGAAAACCGCTGGCAAGGTGATCGCCGGGGTTGTTTCCTCGGTGGGAGCCGCCTGCGGGGCCGTGGGCACCGCCATGTTCAAGATGGCCGATTCAGCGGCTGAGACCGGGCGCGAAGTCAACAACATGTCGCAGAAGCTGGGCCTCTCCCGCGAGGGCTATCAGGAGTGGGAGTACGTCCTCAAAAAGTCCGGCACGTCCATCGACATCATGGGCACGTCCATGAAAAAGCTGCAAACCACGATGGGCGGCCTGACCGAGGATGGCGACAGCGCGTCAAAGGCGTTCGCCGCCGTGGGCCTGAGCTTCGACGACGTGAAGGGCAAATCTCCCGAGGAAGCCTTCAACATGACCATCCGGGCCTTGCAGGATATGCCTGCGGGCGCGGATCGGACGGCGGCGGCACTAAAGCTGTTCGGCAAAGGGGCCATGGAGCTCCAGCCCTTGCTGAACAAGACCAGCGCCGAAACGGAGGAGTTACGCCAGCGCGCCCATGAAATGGGCCTCGTCCTCAGCGACGAGCAAATCGACGCTTCCCGCGCGTTCGGCGGTGCGATGGGCAAAGTCAAGGACACCATGGCCGGGATCAAGCTCCAGCTTTCGAGCGCCCTTGTTCCTGCCTTCGCGGACGGTATTTCGGCCCTGTGGGACTTCGCGCAAGGGGCCGAGGGCGGCGAGGAAAAGATGAAGTCCGCTGTGGACGGCATGACAAAGGCCGTCAGCGAAACCCTGCCGCAGTTCATCGAAAAAGGCTCCGGCATGATCACATCCCTCGTGAAGGGCATCTCCATGGCGCTGCCCGGCGTGGCGAAGTCCATCGCAGACGTGCTCCCGCTGCTGGTGGCGACCATTTCTGGCATCGTCCCGCAGTTGATCGACACGGTGATGGGCATCGTGCCGACCGTGGTGGCGGCGCTGCTTTCCGCTTTGCCGACCGTGGTTGACGCGGCGATCCAGATTGTAACGGCCCTGTTGGACGGCCTGGTCAGTATGCTCCCGGAGCTTACCGCCGTCGCCCTGGACGCCGTCGTCGCCATCGTGCAGGGCCTGCTCGGCAACCTCCCTAAAATTCTGGACGCCGCGCTGCAATTGATCCTCGGCCTGGCCGACGGGCTATTGAAGGCGTTGCCCAAGCTCATTGAGGCCCTGCCCGCCATCATCCTCGCCATCGTGGACTTCGTGATCGCCGCCATCCCGCAGATCATAGAGGCCGGGATCACCCTGCTGACCTCGCTGGTGGAGGCGCTGCCGGATATTATAACGGCCATTGTGACCGCCTTGCCGCAGATCATCGACGGTATTATCACGGCGCTGCTGGAAAATATCCCCCTGATTATTCAAGCAGGCATCGACTTGCTCAACGCCCTGATCGGCGCGCTGCCGGATATTATTGTCACCATTGTCGAAGCCCTGCCTGAAATCATCAAGGGTATCCTCGGCGGGTTGCTGGGGGCGCTGCCGCAGTTGATTGAAGCCGGGTGGCAGTTGCTCATGGGCCTGCTGGAGGGCATCTTCAAGGCTGTGCCGGAACTGCTCAAGGGCATAGGCAATGTATGCAAATCGCTGTGGAACTCCGTCCTGGAGTTCTTCGGCATCCGCAGCCCCAGCACCCTGTTCGCCGATATCGGCGGCAACCTCATCCGGGGCCTGTGGAACGGCATCAGCGACATGACGCAGTGGATCAAGGACAAAATTCTCAGCTTCGCCCACGGCTTCACGGATTCCATTAAAAGCTTCTTCGGCATCGCGTCGCCGTCCAGACTGTTCCGCGACCAGATCGGCGCGAACCTGGCCTTCGGCCTGGGTGAGGGCTTCGAGGCGGCGATGAAGGACGTGACCCGCGACATGGAGAACGCGGTACCCACGGACTTCGACATTGACACGAACGTCAAGGGCGCGATGCATGGCGTTTCCGGGCAAGGCGGCGGGGGTTTTTCCTTGGTATTGCACATCGGCACATTCGTCAATAATACCGCGCAGGACTTGCGTCAACTGGCCGACGAGCTGTCAACCATCATGGCGGGCGAAATCCGCAGAAAGGGCCTGGTCACATGAGCTACTTTGAGTTCGCGGGCATGAGCACGGCCAGCATCCCCGGCCTGCTGATTGAGGCCAAGAACATCCACGGCCTGCCGGAACGGGACGTCGAGAAAATCCATGTGCCCGGCAGGAACGGCGACGTGCTGGTGGATTACGGCTCCTACCAGAACGCCACGGTTTCCTACACCTGCGCCGTGACGAAAGCCGCTGCCCTGCCGGAGCTCGCCCGCCTGCTGACCGTGGGCCAGCAAGCCGGGTGGGGCTTTACCCCCTGGCGGGGCTACCAGCTACTCCGGGACGGCTGGGCAAACACCGAGCGGCTGGCGGTGCATTCCTCGCAAATCCCCATGGAGGAGATCATCGCCAACCGCATCTTCCGCTTTACCGTCGCCTTCGACTGCAAGCCGCAGAAATATTATGCCCGCGCCGCCGTGGTCACGCGCGGCGGCGCGGGCAGCCTCACGCTGAACCGGCCCATGGGCGCAACCTGCTCCACGCCTCGGATTGAGGTCATCGGCAGCGGCACCGTCACGCTGAACCTGGAAGGGCAGACGATCACGCTCACCGGCTTAGTGACGCCCCCCACATCGGGCGGGGAATATCAGTGGCCGTCCGCTGTGATTGACAGCGAGGCCATGGTCTGTTATCGCACGAGCGGCGCGGGCGTCCGCACGAACATTGACATTGCGCAGTGGCCGCAGTTCTGGCAGTTGGTGCATACGGTTTCGGTGACGGGAAGCGTGACCCGGCTGAGTATTTATCCGAGGTGGTGGGCCATCTAACCCTGCTTTTTTCTTTTCATAACAATGTTCTTTTCTTTCGCAAGCCATTTTTCAAATTTTTGCTGGTGTAGAATCGCAGGCAAAATGACAATGAAAAATGTCGGGAAGGTCGTAAAAAAGCCATGGTTTTCCGTCATAAA